TGGGATAGCCCTGAACTATCAAGACATCACAATAACCAAGTTATGTGGAGGTGGAACAAAGACGCAGTTCAAGATACTCCAGACTTAACGGACACCATAGAAATTGATGGAGAACAAATGACAAACTTTGCTTATATTCCCAGCCCTTTTACTAAACAATATGTCCCTTTTGGTTATAATGACCTCGGAAGGCAAAAAAAACATTTTGAGGACCCTACAAATGAACTAATCGGCATGAAATGGGGAGATTATGCGTGGCCCAATGTATATATGCATCAAACCCAAGTGTTAAATGAAAATGCCGCAGCATTATCCCAGCCTTTTATTCCATTTAATTTGCCTCTTGACATAAGAAGGTTGCGATATTTAGCAGGTCCATCAATTTTGAAGGAGGGAACACCAAAATTTTTTGGGGACCAAGATTTCTCGGAACCATACATAAAGGTAACTATACAAGGAGAATATGGTAGTTTGTTTGTAAATGCATGGGGACATAGAAAAGATAGATACGAACCCATTATTCCAGGCGTGGATAAAGACAAGTATGGAACTCCAATACCAGGCACAGAACCCAAAATACCCAAATTTGAAGAGGAAACTATGGGATTACACCACTTTGCCCTACGAATTATCATTAACTTTATAGCCCAAGCACCTCCAATCATCAATTATGTGCGTAATAAGCCCAAAATTAACCCCAAATCAAGCACAAATTAAGCACATTAAGCACAAACCCGCACAACCCCTCAAAAATGGCCCAGAGGGTCTTGAAACCTTAACCTATACCAAAAAAACGATACTTCACGGTCTTGAAACCTTTAGAGGAGTATAGTGTTTTTCGGAAGCATTAAATAGGTCGGCCAATAAGACTGTCATATGCCGAAGGTTAAATTGCTACCTCACGAACTCGTGTGGTGCAAACAACACGCAGAAAAGATTGTTGAACATTACGCCAAGAAATATGGAGAGAAAGGTTCAGGGTCATACAACCACAATAAAGTTAGTAGTAACTTAGTGGGGGTCAAATCAGAAGTCGCTACACAAGTATGGCTTATTAGAAATAAATTCCCTCGCAAGGATATTGAGTGCAACTATGAGGACTTTACCAATAATAAGTTGAAAGGAGATATTAACTTGTATGGAAGAAGTTTAGAAATCAAAGGACTACGGCCTCACCAATGGGATAAGTTCAAGAGATGTGTCCCACCACGCCAACTCAATCATTATGTCAAAGATGATGCTATCGTGATTTGGACAACGGCCACAGGAGATGACAAGAACAAAAATGTGCATCTTAAAGGTTGGAACTACGCATCTGAAATCCAAGAGAAAGGAGTCTATCGCCGAACCATTTGTGATAACATTTGGTTAGAGGCAGACGATGATATGAGAGAGATGAGTGACCTAATAACGGTCTTGAAGCCTTGACCAGCCCCCTCCCAAAAACGAGGATTGTTTTTCGTGCGGAAGCACTTATACTAAAGGTTATATAGGATGTCGGCAAATATCAACCTATGCCTAAATGCGACTCCTGCAATTCCGAAGATGTTGTAGCAGATGCAAGTTTCGGCTATGATTTCAAATCTTGTAGGTCTTGTGGCTACACGATTGAATCAACAGCCCTTGAGGAAAAGATTCCAAAACATTTATGGGGTGTCCATAGTGAAGAAGCGTATGCAGCCTATGAGGACCCCTCTAACCGAGAAACAAAGATTTGGATGGAAACTGTATGAAATGCGAAAGTTGTTTAGCACCTAACATATATGCTAAAAGAGATGGAAAATCTCTTTGCGGAGGTTGTTATAGTAAATGCGCTAAGTATAAAATATCTTTTGATAAGTTATTGGCATTGATGAAAATATCTAACTGTCAAATCTGTGATAAAGAAATCACATTTGCATATTCAGGACGACACGGAGGAAATACCAATTCTGCACACATTGACCATGACCATGACACAGGCATAGTAAGAGGAGTTTTATGTCAGAATTGTAATTTTTTAGAGGGATTTCTAAAGCGACAGAGCAATCCTGATGAATGGATTAAAAGAGTCAAAGCATGGCAAATTGAAGGAACTATGAGTCATTTGAATATCCAATTACCCAATCATGTAAAAACCAAATATGGCAAAGATATAACTTGGGGTGAAGAATAATGTTAGAAACTCCCTATCCATACCCACCTACATTAGATAATCCAGCCCCAAAAAGAGGAATTTGTCGGCATTGTAAAAAAGAGAAAAAATTTCATCGCAAAAGAAAACAACTTTGTAACACCTGCTCTGACAAACATCCTGAAAAACATTGGATGAAATCTTGTGAAGTTCCTTCTTGTCCCGCTATCTTTGATGGCACAACAAATTGCAGACCGAGAGAAGGTAAAATAATTTGTGGTGCTTGCACCAATGTTCGTAGAGTTTATCATTCCGAAAAAACTTGGTCAGAATTTTGTGAAATAAGGGCTACATGGTTTGCACGACCTACTAATTTTGCTAATACGCAGTTAGAAGAAATAAATATGAAATGGACAGTAGGTTCAAAAACAGGACAAGAAAAAGCCGAATGTCAATGTTGTAAAAAAGTGAAGCCAATTTACAATTATACTTATCAACTCTGTATGACTTGCATGACCAAAGAACAATATAAGGGAGAAACTTGCTCTTGTTGTGGCTATGTCGCAGACGGAACATTAGGAATGGTATTCCGAAAAAAGGATTCGGCACCAACTTGTATAAATTGTAGTCAAAGGTTAGTTTCATTTAATATGACCATAGAGCAATATCAACAATATGTAGTATCATTAGATAATCAACCTTGCCCGCTTTGTGATAAAAAGATGGAACTTAGAACACAAGGAAAATCAGGAAAGAGCAAGGACAGGACTATCAATATGGACCACGACCACAAAACAGGAATGTTAAGAGGAGCCATTTGTGGAGCGTGTAATCGGTATGAGGGAAAAATTTCTAAACACGATTGCATAGACACTTGGTATGAATCTTACAAAGAATACATGAAGACCCCATTCGTTATATAGGTCACCTGACAATCACTACTTATGAAGGTCGGCTACGCTTGTATCAATCAGACTCTCGGCGGTAGTTGTGACCGCACTTTCAAGGAAACAGGCAATCGTTGTGGTGCTTGTTATAAATGTTTGGGAGGCAAAGCCAAACACAAGATTTACACCAACCGCACTTGCATTCAGCGCACATTTGATATTGACATCGTAGCGCAAAAGATTGAGGATAATCTTACAGATTTGCTCACCATCTTACGCTGGAATGAAGCCAACGGCATTACATTTATGAGGCTATCATCAGAAATGTTTCCATTCATGTCGCACGAAACTCTTGGTTATGACCCCACCGATTTACCCAATGCTGACACCGTTTTGTCATTACTTACTCAAGTAGGCGACTATGCTCGTGAGCATTCACATCGCCTTACTACACATCCTGGCCCTTACAATGTTTTGGGTAGCCTCAACCCCGACACAGTTCGCCGCACCGTCAATGACCTCAATATGCACTCTCGTATGTTTGACCTCATGGGTTTTGAGCCATCTCATTATAACAAGATTAACATTCACATCGGGTCGGGTGCTGGCGACCATGACGCTACCATTGTTCGGTTCATCAATAACTTCGCACTTCTTGACCCCAATTGCCGCAGCCGTTTGACATTAGAAAATGACGACAAGGCTCGTATGTATTCAGTTGCTGACTTAATGACTGTCCACAATGCCACAGGCATTCCTATTGTTTTTGATTATCACCATCATGGTTTCTGCACAGGTGGTTTGAGCGAATCTGAAGCACTTGCACTCGCAGTTAGCACTTGGCCTGACGGTATCACACCCGTTGTTCACTATTCTGAATCTCGTGTTTTAGAGCAAGGTGGCGACAAGCCATCTCCTGCACATTCCGATTTGTGTCATGGCCCAATGAATCTTTACGGCCACGATGTTGATGTTATGATTGAAGCCAAAGCCAAAGAATTATCAATCGCTACTTTAGAGGTGATACCATGATTCCCGAAAATCCATTGTTAGGAACTCTAAGAGAATCTTCTCTTTCATGGTTTAGACCTGCAAAGGGTTTTTTAAGTGAAGCGAGCAAAATTGAATTACAAGATTCTAATAATGATATTTATTTTGGTTGTTGGAATGGTTATGATGGTCCTGAATGGGGAATGAAGCGATACAAAACACTTTCCGATTTAGAAAATGAACATGGAAAAGCACTTCATGTAAAAATCAATTGGAATGGAACAAAAGTAGGAATTCAATTTGAAAATAAGTGGTTTTCTTTTAGAGGAATGAAAAGTAGTGAAAAGAAAATTAAAGGTATCAATGAATTATCTATTGAAACGACTCAACAAGGAAGATGTGAGGGCTATAATAAAAATGGAGATAGGTGCAAACGCTACTCTCCATGTAGCATTAAAGGACATAGGGATTGATACCATGATGCCTGAAAATAGTGTTGATGCTTTTGCTTTTTGGTTTGTATTGGGAGTTTTTGCAGTTATTTTTGGTAATTTGATTTATGAATCATTCCGAAGTTTGGGCGGCAGTTTCTATGTTGAGCCAAAATGTCCTGCACCTTGTTGCGAAGAAGAATAATTTATTGTTAAATAGGTAATGCAAGAATGTGATATTATGCCTGAAGGACCTGAAGTAAAGAAGATTACTGAAAAACTTAATCAGTCATTGGCTGGAAAAACCATCACTCAAATTGATATTGTAGATGAAAGTTATAAGACCAATCAAATGCGTGATGAAGTAGATGATTTCATGGCTACTTTACCCCACACTATTGACAGCGTTCAATGCAAAGGTAAATTTATTTATTGGACTCTTGATGGAGGCGCATGGCATATTTGGCATACGCTCGGAATGAGTGGAACTTGGAGGTATGGAAACACACAACAAAAAGGCATTCGTTTGACACTACATACCGATGGCAAAAAGGCTCATTACCGAGATACCCGAAAGTTTGGAACATTTAAGTTCTTCAAAAACAATCTTGAAGGATTGGAAAAGAAGTTAAACAAACTCGGACCTGATATGTTGAGCGAACCAGTCCCTGATGAATTGTTTCTCACTAAATTACGCAAAGTTAATCATTATAACATCTGTAAAGCCATTATGCAACAAACTGTGATTGCAGGAGTAGGAAATTACATCAAAGCCGAAGCACTTTACAAAGCCCGAATCAATCCACACGCTAAAGTAGAAGATTTGAGCGATGATAATTTGAAAGATTTGAATAAGCAAATTAAGTCAGTTATTTACTCTTCTTTTGCGAACCGAGGAGCCACCTTCCGAGATTATGTCATGCCTGACGGAGATGTAGGCACTTATGCTTTTCAATTTGAAGTATATTCTAAGTCATCAGACCCTTACATGAACCGAGTAGTGCGAGAGGAAACTCCAGATAAGCGAACAACGCATTGGGTTCCTGAAATTCAAACTATTGGTCGCATCACCGAATTGGTTGAAACCCCACTTACCGCCCAAAGTGCATTAGTGTGAGTAGATTCAAATAGGTAATCTTGTAATGTAAAGTTATGCCCCGAAAGCCTTGGACTGATTCGGACAATGATAAGATTTGGGATTGGATGAAATATATAGACCAAATTTCACTCTATTTCCCATATATCATTTTAGCCATACTGGGATTTTTTGTAGCCTTCACATTCGGTGCTTAATATGAATAAGAAAGATATTTACAGACCCATTTTTGGGACATTGGCATTACAACCTCCTGCATACATTTGGTGTAAAATAATTGGAATACCCTACTTAGAAAGTATCGGAGCCTTCACCATATTTGCTACACTTTACTTAATGCCTCTCTACGCTTGGTTTGAAAAGAAATTTCCACAACCTTAAATAACAACACCACTAAAATAAATATGTTGGTATTATGGATGAAGAATTCTCAATCCCTGATTGGAATCCATTGGTCGTTTATATAGATTGTTGGAACTTTTCTACAACTCATAATCCAGTTCAATGGTTGAAGAACAGCATCAAAGCATTAGCAGATTGGTTCATCGCTCGCCGAGAAATTAAATCCATTCTTTTAGTTCCTGTTAATAATTTAAGTAATTTAATGAATGTTGATGCCGCAACAGCAGTTAAAGATACACTTAATTTTGCTATGTTGTCAGACCCTATTTACGGTAAGGGGAATCATTGGCTTATGGATAAAATTATGGTAGCAAATGTATTAGAACTAACAGGAATAAATTATCATGAAAAATGGGAAAATATGTTGCACAATTTTTTACCTCCTGATATAATCTTAACTGGAAGATACTCCGATGAGTGGATAAGTAAAAATGCAGCCTTAGCCTCCTCTTGCCCCAACACCACGATTTTGTTTGATAGATATGGGAAAACCGAGAGTGTAGAAAATCTATATTGGGAGAGCCTACCAGAATACGAAAGATTATCTCGTTTATTTGGTTAGTTTCAAATAGGTAATGCACTTCTGAATAGTTATGCCCTATATTAGAGAGGACAAAAGGAAACAGATTGAGTCTGAATTAGACCAACTTTTGATTAAATTTTTAGAAACCGATGACGAAGGTGGAACCGCAGGAAGGTTGAATTATGTCATCTCCAGCCTTGTTGGAGCCATTCTAAAAAATGATGAAAGAATCTCTTATGCCCGCATCAATGAATTGATTGGAGTTTTAGATTGTGCCAAAATGGAATTATATAGAAGAGTAGCAGCACCTTATGAAGATGACAAGTCCAGATTAAATGGAGATGTTTATTGATGGAAGATTTTATCGTCAATTTATTGGCTGTTATGGTTCTTCTTAATTTTATTTTGAACTTGACCAGCGTTTATCTTGGCAGATATAAGAAAAACCTATTGGAAGATTACCTACAACACATTTTAGAACATATTTGTCCTGCTTATGATGATTGCGATGAAGATAACATCTATATAATGCATTATGCAGACGATGAAGCAAGTGCTTCAGAACTTGGCAAGAAACTTTCTAAAGACCGTGCTAATTTTGAAGAATGGGATAACTTGGAGGAATTTTCCGATGAGAACTAAATATATAGAAATACAGATTGCTTACGATTCTGACGAAGATTTTGAAGCAATTCTTTTGGCTCTTAAAGAAGCATTACCCAATAAACAATCACAAATTACTGTGGAGCAAGGGTTTGACAAGCCAAAAGGATGGATGGGATTTAATGACAAATCCGTTTGAGCCAATAGCCATAGTGGTCTATCTGTGGAGCGTTCTATATCTATTTAACTTGGGTTATCAAGCATTAAAGAAAAAGATAATCATTAAATAGGTCATCACAGTATGCTATACCATGAACCGACTAAAAGGACTCCGATGCTATTTGGCAGGACCAATTGACCAAGCCCCTGATGATGGCGTAGAATGGCGCAAGCGAATCACACCATGGCTTGAACAAAAAGGTGTAATGGTATTAGACCCTTGCGATAAGCCAATCCCCGATTCTTATTATAAGGAAATTGATGATGAGAAAATAGGCATGATGCGTCTTAAAGACACAGGCCGTTATTTTGAACTTTCACAACGCATGAAAGAAATTGTTCACATGGATTTGAGGATGGTGGATATTTCTGATTTTGTAGTGGTCTATTTAGACCCTGATATTCCCACCACAGGAACTATTCATGAACTTATTAACTCATTGGCACAACGCAAGCCAACCTTAGTAGTCATTCAAGGCGGAAAGAAGTTTGCCCCAAATTGGCTCTTTGGAATTATGGACTTCAATTTCATGTTTGATGATTTCCCACAACTTTATTCATTCCTTCAACAAATCAATGATGGTGGAATCATGGGTGATTTGAGCCGATGGGTTTTCTTTGACATGGAAAATAATGATGAGGATGAGTAGTATGGTCTGCGTCATGTGTGAGGCAGAAATCAAAACAAGTAAGCCAATCCTTACTATGTCTGACACATTGTTCCTACCTAATGGTCGTTGGGAAGAGCATATCAACATAGATAGCCTTTGCTCTATGGATTGTCTGAAAGAATTACTTCAAGATGATAAAGGAAAGTGGTTAGATAGTGAAAGCGGAATCTCTTGCGAAGATGGAGCCGATTGTGATGTCTGCAAAAACAAGTTTGATGCAGGACATATAATTTCATTAGGTTGGAAGAAAACCAAAAGAGAAAGGTGGCACAAAATTGTCACATCTCGCAACTACTGTGGACACAAATGTTTGACTACTGATTTGGATGATGAGAAATCTCCACTTCATACCAACCTACCTAAAAAGCCCGCTAAGAAAAGAAAGAGTCGTAAAAAGACAACCAAGAAAAAGACCCCTAAAAAGAAGAAAACAACCAAGAAGAAAAAGTGAGGGGTTCTAATGAATGTTGGTGGTTATGACCGTTTGATAAGGCTCATCGGAGGTCTAATCATTGTTATTATAGATTACATAGCCAGCGGAGATTTAGAATTGGCTTTTGTGGCTCTTGGAGTTTGGAGCGTCTTAACCTCTGCATTTGGTTGGTGTCCATTTTACCGAATTAGTGGACTTAACACTTGCCCCATAATTCCCGATTAAATCAATAATCATACGAAGATTGAAATACTTCACACCTCAATGAGCATTCATGCAGGTGGCTTTTGTAGATTCAGGATTCTTCATAGGCCGTAGAGGAAGGCATTGGGGTCCGAGAGGAGCACTAAGCAAAATGCAACGCCAACTTCAAAGAGGGAAAAGAAGTTATAAGCAATTCTTTAACCTACAAAGAAAACTTGTTATCAATGATATGAAGTATCTTGAGTTTCGTATGCGAAGTGAAAAGTATATGCCATCAGCCAATCAAAAAATACATATGTGTTGGGATGGAGTAAAAGGAAGAAATCAGCGTGGAGTTATCAATAAAGATTACAAAGCCAACCGAGCCGTCATGGATGGCATTTATGATGCAGCCACTTACACCATTTTTGATTACCGAGAATATCTTAGAGGTATTGAGTTTAATCCTGATGACCTAAGAAGAAATTGGGTTTCATATTATGATGAAAATTTAGAAGCAGACGATATGTTAGCCATAAAGGTTGCCGAAGCAATTCAAAACCCTGACTATGAAATTATCTGGGTCTTTTCTGCTGATGCTGACACTCACCAATTCTTTGCTTTAGATGAGAGAATTAAGATTCATAATTTTGTAGAAGAAATTCCACGAACTAAAATAACTGAAGAATATGGAATACCTTTAGAATATGTTGTAGATTTTAAGTCCATCACAGGCGACACTTCTGATAACATCAAAGGAGTTCCCAACATAGGAATCAAGAAGGCCGCAGAATGGATTTCCGAACATGGCGGAATTGCGGATATACCTCTCCGTAATTTCCAATTTGCAGAAACCACCGATTCTGAAACTATTGCTGAAAATATGTTAGCATGGCGTAAGCAAGAAGAGCGTTCCCAAAGTTCATGTATGCAGGAATTTGGTTCTTGGTGGAGAGATTTAGAAAAAGGTAAATCTCGCACGATAGCCAAGAAAGACTATGATAATTTATTTCAATGCATTCCACAAATAGAAAGTTGTTTCCAACATCATGATTACAAAGAGTTAGTAGATAAAAACTATCAAATCATCAAATTGCCCTTTTCAGAGATGTCTTAAATAGGTAATCGTCATATAATAAAGTTGTGAGCACCATGTCATATCAAGATGTTAAAGATTATTATATCGCAGAAGAAGTATTGTTGGAACTAATTGAAGAGAGCCATCCTGACAATCAAGGACATAGAGCCTTATGGGTATTCCTCAAAGATTTGCTGCAAATGGGTTATTCATGGCGAAGCCATATGAACCTTATTTTAATTCGTTCTAATGGTGGAAGCGAAGTGGTAAATTCAGAAGAAGATGAAGAATACCAAAAGTATTTGGACCGTAAGGCATCAGGCTTGGAGGCTGTGTGGGTTGTCCCAGAAGCAGAATCAGAAGAAGAGTAAAATTGCCTGTCCTTCATGTAGCACCCGATGGGGAACTCGCTATTTGTTTTTGAGCAACAACACTTACGAATGTGGGTGTGGCTATGCAGTTTCAAAACAATCTATTGAGGGATAATCTTGGGTCGTGAAGACCGCTACAAGAGAATTGGAAAAGAAGTTTCCATCAATTCAGATTGTCATGTTCAAATGTCTGCTCTCTTAATTCGCAAAGGTTCTGTTATCGCTCAAGGATTTAACAAGCGAGGCTACCGAGCCAGTTCACTTCATGCAGAAATAGATGCCTTAAAACAAGTAGTGCGTCAAAAGAATGGGGCAGAAGGAGCCGATATGTGGCTTTTCCGATTTGGAGGCTATGATGGTGAATCCACTCGTATGAGTAAGCCCTGCTCCAAATGTATTGAAGCCATTTACGCCGCTGGAGTCAAAAGAGTATTTTACTATGATTGGGAAGGAACTCTTAATGTTATCAAAATGAATCAAATAGATTCCGAAGATTATTATACCATTGTTAGAAATGCTTCTCCTTGTCGCTAATGTTCATATAGGAGGTAGCACAATGATAGCCTATGAAAATCATTGTGGACTCTAAAGAATCTGCTCAAAATAAAGCAACTTGTCAAATGCTTCTCAACGCCACAATTGAGAATCTTCCCGAAGGAGATATTATTGTAGAAAATGATGATGGCAAGCGTTGGGTTTTTGAAAGAAAGACTTGGGCTGATGCTCACTCATCTTGGACTAATAAAAGATTACAAAATCAGATTTCACGCATGGTTGAAAATTGTGAAAATTATGTGTTGTTGGTAGAAGGCTCACCTAATCAAGTTTATGGTGATGCTAATTCAGTTCGGGGTCTGCAAACATTTTTTAATCGTGTTTGTGTAGAAGTATGCCCTGTGATTTATACTGAATCTTTTGATGAAACAATCCGATACATTCGTAGTATTTCTCTTAGAATTAAAGATGGTTCAGTTAATACATTGGTAAGGCCAGTAACTGTGATTACTTCTACTCGCAACAAACACCATGCTATGTTAGAACAAATTCCAAGAGTCGGCAGAACAACTGCTAAGAAAATATATGCAGCCTATGAAAACTTAGAGGATTTCGTAACTAATTGGGAAGATGCATCCAATAGAGATGTAGCCAAAGGTGTAACTTGGAAAGCCGTAGATGATTTTATTAACAAACAATGGGGCAGCACAGAACCCAAAGTTATCGTCAAAAAAGGTCAAGATTAAATAGGTAGAACACAACATAACTATTATGGCATTCAAAATCCCCATTCAAGTTGAAGGCGAAATGTCAGCCTTCTACTTTGGAACTGGCGGAAACCTGATGTTTGTCAGCCTGTGGGAATGGAAAAGAATTAAACGAGGTAAAAAGCCAGGAAAATTGACTCCTATTTATCAACCTACTAATCAACGCTATCAATTCACAATGACTTCTTATGTGATGCCTACCAATCAACATTCTATCAACTTTCGTAAAACTTGTAATTTGATTTACAAGAACTTACAAAGGCAAGCAGTTCAAAAAAGAGATAGTAGTTCCTACATACCACCAGCACAAAAAGAATCGGCACTTGAAAATTTATTCAAAGCCACAAAAGATTATGTAGAAAAATTTAAGCCACAAAAAATTAAAACCCACATCTCGGAATATATGGAAAATGAAATTATCAATAAGATAAATAATAATGTAAGATTTGAAGACATTAGTTATACTCAATTTATTCATAGACGAGGCAAAAGACTATTTACACAGAATGGAGAAGCATGGGAAATTATGACAATTCCTGAAATGGTTCAACCCTCCTTATATTTTTTAAGGCAGAACAATAAATACTTAGCCATCAACTATTTGAGGGTAAAAGGAATAAAATACGACACCACAAATCCACTCATTACAAATTCCATTTTAGCCCGCATGGGCAACGAGATGTTAAATAGGTCATAGGACAATCATAACTTATGTTAGAGGCAACTATCAAAGTTCCATTGATGAAGAACATCCTCAAAGGTCTGCAATCCGTTAGCGAAGATTGTATCTTGGATTTCAACACCAATGGACTAACAGTTCATACGGTTGATTCAATCCGAGCCAAGATGTTGAGGCTAAGAGTTAGTCCCGAAGGCTTTGAAACATATGAATGTGATGAACAACACCGTTTGGCAGTTCAACTTTCTAAAGTCAAGGATATTACCAAATCACTTACTGCCAGCGACCAACTTAAACTTGAATTTTCAGAAGGACAATTTAGTTTGGTTGCTAATGACATGAAGCGAGTTGTCAGGCTCAAAAGGTTGGAGTTAGTATTTGACCTACCTCAAATGCCATCATTTGATTATGAGTTTAACACCACAATTGAAAGTTCCAAAGAAGTTAGAGATTATCTTAAGACCTTAGACAAGATTCCAGTTTTCCAAGTTCAAGTAGAAGGGGAAAAAATGATATGGAGAACTTTAGATAGAGATGAACAAATCACATGGACACCTAATTTGGAATTGTCTTGTGATGAAGAATTTCAAAACCTTCAATTATTTACTACCAATCAAGTATTGGATTTAATTTCCGCTACCAATAAAGAGTCGCTTCTGTTAAGAGGAGGAGATTCTTCGTGTCCTATGGAATTTTCATGGACACCCACTACGGGAGTAGAATACACAGGATTAGTTGCACCGAGGTTATAAACATGAAAAAAAGAACCAAACCCACATCATATCAAGCAGCGAAACTATTGGTTTCAGTTAATGAAGAAATCACAGCAAAAGCAATAATTGACCGAATGATGACTCAAGGCAGGAAAGAAGTCCCTACCAATAGGAGTCTTGCGGCTAAATTAAAGAAGGACAAAGACTTCATGGTGGTTCGCCCAAATTGTTCGCAAGGACCCACCATATTCAAGCGTATTGGATAGTTATTAGCAACAATTATTAACTACTAATTTTTGAATCAGAAAGCAAAGGCGGCAATCTTAAATAGATGAAGAAAGTATGGATAAACTCACGGTGAATAAAATGGCAGAAGACAAACCTTTCAAACTATCAGATAACTTCGTATCAAAATACAAACGCAAGAAAGCACCTTTCGGATTCAACGGATTGGGAGAGTTAGTCTATAACCGAACCTATTCCCGAATTAAGAATGGTAGCGGCAAAAATGAACAATGGTGGGAAACCGTAGTTCGTGTAGTAGAAGGCACATTCAATATGCAAAAGCGACACATTGACGCAAATGGATTAGGATGGAATGCTTGGAAAGCACAACATTCGGCTCAAGAGATGTATGACCGTATCTTTAACATGAAGTTTTTACCTCCAGGTCGTGGACTTTGGGCTATGGGAACTGCCATCACAGAAGAAAAGAAATTATTTGCAGCACTTAACAACTGTGCATTCGTTTCCACAGAAAGTATCGCATCAGATTTTTCTAAAGCATTTTGTTTCCTCATGGATGCTTCCATGTTAGGAGTTGGAGTGGGCTTTGATACCAAAGGAGCAGAAAAAATCATTCTAAAAGGCCCCAATAACACCCGAAAGTCAGAAAATTGGACAATTCCCGACACCAGAGAAGGTTGGGTTGAATCTGTTAGACTTCTGCTTGATTCCTATTCAATGGGAACAGGAGTTTTGGAATTTGATTATTCCGACATTCGCCCCGCAGGAGTCCCCATCAAAGGATTCGGAGGAGAATCATCTGGGCCTCAACCACTAATTGATTTGCATAATCACATTAGAGAAAAGTTAGATATTGAAGTTGGAAACCCACTATCTATTACATCTATTGTAGATATTATGAATCTTATTGGTAAGTGCGTTGTTTCAGGAAATGTTCGCCGAACTGCTGAAATTGTATTTGGAGAGCCAGACAATGATGAATACCTTGATTTGAAAAACTATGAGGTTAATCCACACCGAGCAGAATATGGATGGACATCTAACAATTCTATCTTTGCTAAAGTAGGTATGGATTATTCCGATTCATCTCAAAGAGTTCGCTACAATGGAGAACCAGGTTTTGCATGGCTTGACAACATGAGGGATTTTGGCCGAATGGCAGATGCACCAAATTTCAAAGACCATCGTGCTATGGGTGGAAACCCTTGTTTAGAGCAGACTTTGGAAAGTTATGAATTGTGTTGTTTGGTAGAAACCTTCCCACACAACCACGAATCCTTAGAAGATTATTTGACCACCCTCAAATATGCTTATCTTTATGCAAAAACGGTTACATTAGGAAAAACACATTGGCCTGAAACCAACCGAGTTATGCTACGCAACCGAAGAATTGGATGCTCTATGAGTGGAATCGCACAATTTGTAGCCAATCGTGGCATCGGAGTATTACAAGAGTGGATGGATAAAGGATACGAACACATTCAAGATTTAGATAAAGAGTATTCTGATTGGATGGCAATTCCCCGTTCTATCAAGACCACTTCAATTAAACCATCAGGAACTGTTTCTTTGTTGGCAGGAGCCACACCAGGAATCCACTTCCCTGAATCCCGACATTACATCCGCCGAATGAGGTTGGGTGTTGGTTCAACATTGGTTAAGCCATTAGAAAAGGCAGGATATAAAATTGAACCTGCATTTGGTTCAGAAGATACTACTTTAGTAGTGGAAATCCCTGTTGATGTTGGCGAAGGAGTTAGAACCGTTTCGGAAGTTTCAATGTGGGAACAACTTTCATTGGCCGCACTCGCACAGCGATATTGGGCAGATAATCAAGTTTCATGCACCGTCACCTTTGACCCCGACACAGAAGGCCACCAATTAACCCATGCCCTTGATATTTTCCAATATCAATTGAAAGGTGTTTCTTTCTTGCCTAAATTAGAGTTGGGAGCCTACCCTCAAATGCCTTACGAAGCAATTGATGAAAGCACCTATCACGAGATGAAAGATTCTTTAGGAAAGTTGTCATTTGGTCGCATCACAGGAGAGGAAGTAGTCATTGAAAGATTCTGTGATAACGATGTTTGTCAAATTGATTTCACACCCTCCGCCGCAGACGAGTCAAGCGATAATCAAACCAAATCAGAAGACTTAGTGCAAGATAAAGTTTAAGTATCTGGCGAGTTCAATCTTAATTATGGAGTCTTACTATTTCCTACCTGGTGGAATTGAGTCCTTAATTGAAAGAACCGAACATTCCCTCACAGAAATGGAGTTTTTCTTTAAGACCACAAGAGATACTAATGCACAAACCAGCACAATAGCAAGACAACTCCTCATTATTTTGCGAGGGATGAGTGATGAGTCAAGAGATTAAATCACCAGAAGAGTTTGCAGAGAACTTAGAATTACTCCTCCAAGCCCTCGTAGAAAACACCCAATCAACGGATGTTAATTTAGAAAGGCTCAAAAACGAGTCTATGAATCACAAAGAAGATTTAGCCCGTTTGTTAAAAGTAGTAGTTGATGGAAACGGACAACCACCAATCCTGACCCGATTAGCAGTTATTGAAAATAAAATTGAAGATACTCAAAAAGACATAGATAAATACTCCTCTCGTTTGTGGCAATTATTTATGGCTACAGTTCCAGGTATTTTAGCCTCTATTGGATTGGTGATGTAAAGTGCCTCGTAGTCGTAATTACTCACCATCTCGTCATGGAACAGGATGGTCCAGCAGCAAACCAGGAAATGCAGCAGTTAATTTTTTGAACAATCCAAATGTAGCCGTTGATGCTAAAATAGAATACATCAGAAATAACGGGGCCACACCACCTGCCTCTATGTTAGAACAAGCGGGCAATACCCCAAACAACGAGCCTTCAACACCCACAAACCCAATAATTCCTGACCCAATGAGTGTAGATGAAGAGCCAGAATCATTAAGAGGTCAAACTACTACCCACTATCTAATCAATTTTTGCGCCACAGGTTTTGGATATAATTTACGCCGAAGATTGAGCGAAACCTCTGAAATTGAGCGTGTTAGGCGAGAATACGCACAAGGGTCTTGAATACTTAATCTTATATAGAAGAAGGGTGAATCCCTAATCATGCCTTATGCGGACCCTGAAAAGAAACGCCAATATATGAAAGAGTATAATAAAAAGTGGTATGCAGATAACCGAGAAACCCGCAATTTAGTAGGCAAGGCCGTAGATAACAAGAGAAATCTTCGTTTGGAAAAGAAAAAGTGGTTATTTTCACGACTCGGTGGATGTTGTGAACGCTGCGGATTAGAAGATGAAGAGGTTTTAGATATTCACCATACCGACCCATCCTACAAAGACAACCGACACAAACAAATTACAGACTATTCATGGTCTGCACTTCTTAACAAAGCACATACTTTGGAATTACTTTGTTCTAATTGCCATCGTAAGCATCATGCAGAAGAACGCAGAAGTAATGCTTAAATAGACGAAAGGGTAAGAACTACCCATGAACCTATTAACTCCGATTGCAGGATTCCTTATTGGCTATGGAGGCATAATGGGTTATCAAGTAATTGATAGCACCTATAAAGGAGAAATGCCAGGTCCTAAATCCTTTGGATATTTCATTGGAGGCATGACCTTGTTATCGGCAGCCACCATTTACGCCCTCGGAAGAACCGACAAGGTTTTTAATGCAGGAGGATTATCTCAATTTACTCCATCAGAACTAACTCAATCAAGTGCTATTCACGGAGATTTTGACCACGCATCCCTCAACTATTCAGGACATCAAAACATGATTTTGAAAGCCGAGCGAATGCATGGCGATGACCGATTAGACCGTTGGGTTGAAAACAACTACGGGGAAGAATATGATTGGGTATTACTTGACGAAAATGCTGTGTATGGTGATGTTTATGAGGAATTGGAAGATTTTATTGTTTTAGATGATGAGGGAAGTGAACACAAGGGAATTGCTATCGTTTATCGTGACGAAGACTTTGATGCAGAAAGCGAAAAGGAAGAGTTAGAACGACTCCGAAGAATCACCGCCAACCTTCCAAATAGCATTTGCCGTTGTTGTGGAGATAGTAAATGGACAGGGGATGGAATTGACTTCATGTGTGTATTCTGTGAGGAAATGAAGGAATGTGATTTCTGTAATGCAGAATCATTTTCTGCCGAAGGAAATTACAACGATTTTATTGAAGATATGGAAGGAGTCATAGGCAAGTATGGCGAAATGAAGGATTTTGATTCAGGTTATAATCCACAAGATAATTTGTTAAAAGCAAGAATGGTCGTTGAAGTAGATGATGAAGATTTTGATAATGTAGAATTTGATGCTGAAACAATGATGCCAGAAAAACAATGTGTTATTTGTGGCGGACCTTATATTGGATATGGACACAACCCCGAACCCATTTTCCCGATGAGTCGTGGCCGATGTTGTGATGTCTGCAACGCAACTGTTGTTATTCCTTACCGAATGGGTGGAATGAATTTCCGATTTGGAGAAGATTTTGAGGCACAAGGCCGAGATGTTATGGGCAGATTTGTTAAAATGGATTGCGACCTTTGTGGAGGAAAAGATGAAGTTGGCTATGTTGATGGAGAACGAGAATTCAAAGTTTGTAAGCATTGTGATATAGATGGTGATGATTACAACCCGAAGTTATGGGAGGCTGAAACTGTCCGCAAATTTAGAAACAGATTTGATAAGACCAGCCCAAGAGGAAATCGCCGTGGCCGAGCAGCCACAGGAGTTAAAAGAAACATTTGGAAAAATTTCTTTAGAAAAGATGCCGAAAATATGTCTGATGAATTAGATATGGTTATGGCACAACTCTATGAAATTGAAGATATGAAGAATCCAACTCCCGAAGATTTAACTAATTATCAAAACTTATTAACTCGTTATTATGAGATGGTAA